ATATTATTTGTTATGGGATTAGATCTTTTATTTGGGTTGAATTTCATACTATGCGGGGTAACTTTATCGCTTTTCATATTCAAAGAGGGTGGCAGCATACTAGAAAACTTTGCAGAATGTGGCGTTAATATGTCTGATGGAATAAAAGATAGATTAGAAATACTTAATACAAAGAAAAGTAAGGATCTAACCGTAAATAAAGAGCAGCCGCATGGCTGCTTTTTTATTATAAAAAATAAGTGAAGTGAGGTATGTTAAAATGAAAAACATCGATTTAAAAGCAAGATTAAGAAACAAGGCCCTTTGGGTTTACATGGGTGGTGTTGTTGTAACAACAACTCAATTGTTAGGGGTTAAGATCTTTTCGGAAGATTGGGCCCACACATTAAATTTAATTATTGGTGCATTAGTTGGTTTAGGTGTATTGGTTGATAATAGTACAAAGGGGTTAGCTGATAGCAACGCCGTAAATAGCGAGGAAGTTGAGTAATTGGAACAACAATTATTTATTAATACGATCAAAGATAAGGCTATCGACTACAAGAAAAATATAAGATCTTAGCGAGTATTACCATCGCACAAGCGATTCTTGAATCCGGATGGGGTACAAGTGAATTATATTATAATGCCAACAACTCATTTGGAATCAAGTGGGTTGATAGCTGCGGATATGATAAATATTCAATGGCTACCAAGGAGATCATTAACGGCGAAGAAAAAGTCGCACAAGCTGATTTCAGAAAATATAACAGTTTAGCGGATAGAATGGAAGACCACGCGATTTTTTTACAACAGGATCGTTATAAAAGTATTATAGGTAATATTAATTATGCATCCGTCGCTCAAAAGTTGTATGAGGATGGATATTCCACAAGTCCAGTATATCCAAGCAGCTTGTTAACATTTATCGAAAAATACAAATTATATCAATATGACGTAAAAAATTTAATGAGGAAGATGGTAACTAATATAGTTGCAGCAACACTAGGAAATCATGAACACATAGTCGTTAATTGTAACTCCAACGCATCCGAAGGAGCAGCAAAGGCCAACAGTGCAAATGTTGATTTATTTATCAGCTTACATATGAACGCATCAAATGGGAAAGGTCACGGAACTGAGGCCCTTGTTGACTCAGAATCTAGTGGATCTTATCCATATGCTGAAAGATTATGCTAGGCTTTTGGAGCACTTGGATTCACAAACAGAGGTGTGAAGGTTGTTGATGATTACGAAATGCACCACATTTCGGCACCTAACATAATTTTTGAAACTTGTTTCTGTGATAACAAAAGCGATGTGATCCTATTCAATCAGATTGGATTAGAACAATTAGCGCTAACGTTCTGTAAGGCCATAGACGAATCCATAAGCGAGGTTGTGAGTATACCGGCGCAAGATGCAAATACGGTCACTATAGAGGTACTACAACACATATTAAATACTATGGGAATAAAAGATGGTAGATCCAACGCGCTTGAGGAGGATGGTATTATGGGGCCTAAGACATTAGCGGCACTTAATAAAAAGGCTGCATTAGTTAAGAGGGGCGATAAGTCAGATCTAGTAAAATGGATTCAAATAAAATTAGGCGTTTCAGCCGACGGAGTTTACGGTGATGATCCATACCATGAAACTTTTGACGCGGTGTGTGCTTTCCAAAGTTCACGCTGGTTGGAGGTTGATGGTATAATCGGGCCTAACACTTGGGCAGCATTACTTAAGCAATAAAAGCAGTATGACCACGATGATTTAAAGTTATAAACTTCTCATTTTTACTCAATTCTTTTGTTATATCATTTACATCTTTAAGCATACCGGTTTTAATCAAATTGTTTGAAAGATTATCTCCCATCTTTACAGTTAAAGTCAATTTAGTTTTTTAATCGTCATCAAAAGTAGATTATTTTCTTTAGCTAAATCCTATGAATGCTCAGTATATTAAATACATTAGAGGGTATAAATATAAATGGAAGAAAATAAAATAATTACTGGCCATGAATTCGTGGGCAGTGTATTTTTTATTTATTAGGGTATAGGAAAGTAGAATTTCCTGTACCCTCTATTTTTTTGACAAAATAGATTCTAGTGAAAAATTTTTAATATAGAAGACTAGAAATAACATTTATAAAATTTGGTATAAAAAAGTAGAGATATGCATTTAGGAGAAATAAATCATGACACTCTATATGAAATATCTCACATTATAAATAAGTTGTAGAAAAATTATAGGAAAAGTAGAGAAAGTGTATAAGAAATAGATATTTAAAAGCCTTATAATAGTAAATGGGAACAAAAGAAAGTTTCCTCTCATTGACTAAGGCATAATCAAAAAATAATAGACCAACATGCTTGTCTATTATTTTTTTGATTGTCCTAATAACCCTTTTTCTCAAACGGTATCTAGCTCAACCCATAAGCTAGGTACTTTTTTTGTATGAAAATTTTTATATATTATTCGTTTAAAGGGGGTGAGGCTTATGCTGCATAGTTTCAAAAAATAAAGAGAAAGTTTCCATTTTAGATATGTATACTGAACTTTTTTAGCTTGGTATCACATGATTATGGGTACCTTGCCAAGGGAAACATAGACAATAGGAATTAAAGGAGAAGGTTCATGATTAATGAAATAATTAATTCAATTAATGTAATGTTAGTTGAGAAATTTCCTAACACAAAAGTATATGTATCAAAGTCAGAGAAGGATTTTACAATACCTTCTTTTTTTATTCGCTACATTACTAGCAGGCAGGAGAATTTGAATAGAAATAGTTATTTAAACATAATAACTATGAAGATAATTTATTTTCCGCCACTAGATGAATTTATGAATGCTGACTTGGTAGCTCAAAATGAAGTATTGGATACAATGCGTGAAATTTTTAGTAATGGATATATAAAGGTTTTGGATAGAGCAGCAAAGATAAGAAGGTTAAGAGGTAGAGCTAAAAATACAGAAATACACCTAAAACTTAAACTTGAATTTACTGAAGACAGAATCTTTAATACACCTCAAAGCCCTAAAGCAGACAAAATTAATTTAAATTTTTAAGGAGGAATGAAGAATGGGAGAACCATCCATACAAATCGTATTTAAACAAGCAGGAATTACTGCAATAAAAAGAGGAGAAAGAGGAATAGTAGCACTTATATTAAAGGACACTATGCCAGCATCATATAGCAATCCAATAAAAATGGAGACTATAGATGAAATTCCTGAAGGACTATCAGATTTTAGTAAGGAACAAATTAAACTTGCAATGATTGGATATCAAAATCCAGCAAAACAAGTTATAGCCTTTATTGAAAAAACAGATGCAGCTGATTATTCAGAAGCTCAAAGCTATTTAGAAACCATTAAATGGGATTACGTAGTAGTTCCTGGCATTGGTTTTACTACAGATGGTAAGGTAGACACAGAAGCTAATACTACTGCAAGAGCAACAGATTTTGCTACTTGGATTAAGCAATTAAGAAGCACTAAGGACATTAAAGTCAAAGCTGTACTTCCACATTGTCCAGCAGATAGTGAAGGAATAATTAATTTCTGCACTGATGGAATAAAGACAGCAAATAAAACTTATACAGCAACAGAATATTGCTCAAGAATTGCAGGAATGCTGGCAGGAACACCACTAACAATAAGTGCTACCTTTGCACCACTTGCAGAAGTAATTGATGTTCCTCATTTAAAGAAAGAAGAAAGAGATACAGCAGTTGATGCAGGTAAATTAATTTTATTTAATGATGGAAAGAAAGTAAAAATTGACAGAGCAGTTAATAGCTTTGTTACTACAATTGAAAACAAAGGTGATGATTTTAAGAAAATTAAAATCGTAGATATTATGGATTTAATTCATGATGATATTAAGACTACTGCTGAAGATAGCTATATAGGTAAATATCCTAATGATTATGATCACAAATGTTTACTTATAGCTGCAATTAATGGCTACTTTGAAGGTTTAGAATTAGATGGTTTACTTGATAGCAGCATTGAAGGACAAAACAAAGCTGAAATTGACTTAGAAGCACAAAAAGTTTACTTAAAGAGTCAAGGAACAGATATTTCAAGTCTGAAAGATCAAGAAATAAAAGAAAGTAACACAGGATCTCAAGTATTCCTTAGAGGACAAGCTATTATTTTAGATGCAATTGAAGATATTAAATTTCAAATATATATATAGGAGGCGACTAGAATGCCACAAGCAAAACAAGTTATAAACGGAACATGGGGAGAAGTTTGGATTAATGGAGAGTATGTTTCAGAAGTATCAGCTCTTCAAGCAAAGGTTACATTAACAAAAGTTGATGTTAATTTTACAAGAGATTTATGGAAGAGAAGTAAAGTAACTGGTATAGAAGGAAAAGGAACATTGAAATTACATCATGTATCATCAAGAATGGCAATTTTAATGAAGGATAACATTAAACAAGGAAAGCAAACAGTATGTACTATTATATCAAAATTAGCTGATCCAGATGCATTAGGAGCTGAAAGAGTGGTACTTAAGGATGTAACTTTCGATGAATTAACAGTAGCAGACTGGGAAGTTAAGAAGAATGTTGAAGAATCACTTCCATTCACCTTCTCAGGCTACGATTTCCTAGACTTAATAGAACCACAATAAAACTTTAGGGTTAAGAAATAGTCTACCGAAATCGGAAATATTTCTGTTACACAGGGCTATGAAAATTTCGCTGGAAGGTTCTAAATGACAGATTATGCCCATTACTACTTGCTCCAAATGTGAAATTCGGACAAGTAGTAAATGGAACAACCTGTCATTAATAACCTTCGACAGCTTATTTTCAAATGCCTGTTACACAAAAATATTTCCGATTTCTAATATAGATATTTGCTTAAGGTATGTAAAAACAAGATAATAATAAGAAAATAAAAAACTTGCTAAATTAAGCAGTAGTTTTAGAATTTATTTAAATTTGAAATGGAGATGTAGTTATGAATTTAGTTGAACAATTATTAAAAATAGATGCTGGTAAAATTGAGGTTCCATCAAAGGAAGTAAAGCTTAAGCTTGCCAAGCTTGGAAATAGTGAAATTACATTTACTTGTAATGCTATTTCTATGGAAAGATACAATGAAATTCAAGAAAGAGTATTACAAGTAGATAAGAAAGGAAATATTCAAGGATTTGCTACAGCACAAGCAAAAATAGAAACAGTGCTTGCAGGAGTTTCTGAGCTTAGATCAGAAGAGCTCATGAAACATTTTAAGGTACCAACTCCAAAGGAACTCATGAATAAAATATTCTTGCCTGGTGAAGTAGATATTTTGGCAGATGCAGTAACAGAAGTGTCTGGAGTAGAATCTACCACAAACAAAAAAGAAGATGTAAAAAACTCATAAGCACTGATGAGACCGTGAATCTTCTATATTATTGCTGGAAACTCCATGATAAATGGCCAGCAGAAACTATTAACAGAGGATTTGGAGAAAAGATTATCATCAGTGCTTTTATTGAACACGAAATTGAAGATAAAATGAAACAAATGGAAGCCTTGTATTCAGGAGGTGATGATTATTGACGTTTGAACTAGATTCAGCATTATTAAAAGTTATTGATGGAGCTCAAAAAGCTCAAAAGGCAATTGATAGTTTATCACCAATAGCTTCAAAAGCCTCAGATAGTGTAAAGGCAGTATCTAAAGCAGCAGAATCAGTAGATAAACTTGAAAGTAGCTTTAAAAATACAAGAGATGCAGTAGGAAATACAACATCAGCTGTTTCTGATTTGGTAAAAGCATTTACAGATAACACAGGGGAAAAATCTCTTGAAAATATTGGAGAGAAAGCTAAAACGGTAGTTCAATCAATATCTAATGTATCGCAAACAGTTAAAGACATGAGAACTAATTTTAAAAATACAAAAGATGAGATTGAAAATGTAAAAAACACTGCGTCGAATTTATTTAAGGCTTTTGCAGGTACTGATTTGGGTAAAAAATCTATTGATATTATGGGGAAAACGGCTTCTAAAGTATCTCAAAAATTTCCTAAGTCTGATGGAGGTAAAGCTTCAGGAGCCTTGAATACAGGCAGACAATCAATAGGAAAAGTTGGTGATGGAGTTCAGAAAGCTCAAAAGGCAATTGAAAGTTTATCACCAATAGCTTCAAAAGCATCAGAAAGTGTACAGGCAATATCTAAAGCATCAGAATCAGTAGGTAAACTTAAAAGTAGCTTTAAAGATACAAGAGATGCAGTAGGAAATGTAGGAACATCTGTTTCTAATTTAATACAAGCATGTACAGATGACACTGGGCAAAGATCTATTGAAAATATTGGGGAGAAAGCTAAAGATGTAGTTAAATCAATATCTAATGTATCAAAAACGGGTATAGATATGATAACTAATTTTAAAAATACAAAAGATGAAATTGTAAATGTGAAAAACACTGCATCAGATTTGTTTAAAACTTTTGCAAGTAATGATTTGGTCAAAAAATCTTTTGGTGGTATAGGAAAAAAGGCTTCTGAAGCAGCTCAAAAAATTACTAAATCAACCAAAAGCTCTAAAATATCAAAGACTGCAAAATCAGCTGGAACTGGAAGTAAAGTGCCTAATGTCTTGAATATAGCCAGACAATCAATGGGAAAAATTGGTGCGTTAACTCCTTCTGTATCTGGACCATTACAGATTTTATCTGGAAGTTTTGAAAAATTTAAAGGTGTAGTTTCAAAGTGTTTTTCATCTTTATCTGGTGCCTTTGGAATCTTCACTAAATTGCCATTACCTCTTCAAATAGTAATTGGAGTAGTTGCATTATTAGCAGTTGCATTTGCTACAAATTTTGGTGGAATAAGAGATATAGTTATGTCGGTGATAAAATTTATCCAATCACATATGCCACAAATAAAGAGTACAATTCAAAACGTGTTTCAAGGAGTCCAAGCAGTTTGGAATTCTATTTTGAAGCCAGTATTAATGTTTGTAATTCAAATCATCGGAAAGTTAATAAGTTTTGTAATATCTAACTGGCCACTTATAAAACAAACTATTACAACAGTAATGACTGCAATTAAGAATGTTATAAGTACAGTTTTAAATGCTATAATGTCTTTTTGGAATGCTCATGGACAAACTATAAAAGTAGTTGTAGGTGCAGTCTTTAATAATATAAAAACTATAATTTCAACGGTGATGAGTGTCATAACAGGAGTTATTAAAACTGTAATGCAAATGATAAATGGAGATTGGTCAGGAGCATGGAATACAATAAAAAGTACTGTAGGTACAGTATTTAATGGAGCAGTTGATATTGTAAAAAATGTTATAACTGCAATAGGTGCAGTATTTAAAGATATAGCTAAAACAGCACTGACTTGGGGAAAAGATATGATAATGGGTATTGTAGATGGTATAAAAGGAGCAGTGGGCTACATTGAAGATGCAGTTAAAGGTGTAGCAGATAAAATAAAATCCTTTTTACATTTCTCTGTACCTGATCAAGGACCTCTTACAGATTACGAAACCTGGATGCCAGACTTCATGAAAGGTATGGGACATGGAATCAAGGTTAATACTCACTTAGTAACTGATCCAGTTAAAGATCTTTCAGTTGGTATAAAAACCAATATGAATAAGAATTTATCAGGAGCAAATAATCCTAAAGATTTTAAAAATACAGGTGCAGCTAAAGATGGCAGCTCACAAAATGGCTTTGCAATTACAATAGCCAAACTTGCTGATTCTATAATAGTCAGAGAAGAAGGCGATATAGATAAAATTGCAACAGCATTAGCAAATAAACTAAGTCAAACAGCACTTGGAATGGGTTAGGAGGTAGTTAATTATGATAGAATTTTGGTTTAATCAA